TCTTGTGGCAGGGTTGTCGGAGGCGGTGTGGGACGAGCGCGCCGAGTGTGACCGTCGACTTGACAACTTCACGTCGGATATCGACATACTTGACGCAATGGAGTACTCCATTGAGCGTTACATGAAAAGACTGCGCTAATGCGCGGCAAAAAAATAACAAAGTGACGAGTGGGACTGATCGCTTATGATTAAAGTGAGCAAATGCTTCCACTCGTTAGGAAGGAAAACAATGATAGACGAAGAAATTTTATCGTGCCTCGGGGAATACTACCCGCTCTCAAAGACTGCGTACTACGCAAAGATCGCGGAGTGGGAGGCCTGGTGGAGAGGTCACGACCGATCGTTCCACGAGTACCTCGAGAATGCGGCGGGCGGCGGCATGAAGAGGCGCGAGCTCTATCGAATGAACATGGCGAAGAAGATCTGCGAGGACTGGGCGTCGATCATATTAAACGACCGCACAAGGATCCGCATATCCGATGCTGTGGGCGAGGAGTTCGTGCGCCGCGTGTTCGACGACACGGGATTTATGTGCGCTGCAAACCGACTCGTCGAGAGAGCTTTTGCAACCGGCACGGGGGCGGCTATAATGCGTCTTACCGGTGAGACGGATGACGATGACGGATTCACACCCGAGGGATGCGGGATCTCGTTCGAGTACGTGGATGCCGCGCACATTATCCCGCTCAGCACTCGTCACGGCGAGATTGTGGAGGCTGCATTCGTGTCCGAGGGCATAATTCGCGGAAGCGAGTGCGTGTACCTCGAGGTGCATACTCTCGAGGAGGACGGATACGTTATCCGAAACGAGCTCTTTTGCCGTGAGAACGGAGGGCTCACAAAGACCGAGCAGGCGGGATGCGCCGACGTGATCCGTACGGGAAGTGCGACTCCGCTCTTCTCGATACTCACCCCGAACATTCAGAACAGCATTGATGGCACATGCGGCCTCGGTATGTCCGTGTTCGCGGATGCCATCGACTGCTTAAAGGGCGTAGATCTCGCGTTCAATAATTTCTGCCGCGACATCAAGCTCGGCGGAAAAAAAGTGTTCATCAACCAGTCGCTCATCAATCGCGACGACTGCGGAAACGTGTTCACACCGGATGACGTGGCACAGCAGCTGTTCGTGACGATCGGTGACGGGGATTTCGCTGAAAACCCGATGATCACGGAGCACAACCCCGACCTCAGATGCGTGGAAAACGCGGAGGCAGTGCAGAGTCAGCTGAGTTACCTCTCCTTCAGATGCGGACTCGGCACTCATCACTACACGTTCAGCGAAAATATGGGCCGCTCGAAGCTGACTGCTACTCAGTACATGGGTGAGAGACAGGATATGCGCCAGAGCGCGGCAAAGCATCAAAAGAATGCGCGCCGATTCCTCGCGGGCGTGATCCGTGCTATTCTCTTTGCGGCGTCGGACGTGCTCGGACTGGAGGTCGACAAAAATGCCGCGATCTCCGTCGAGTTTGACGACACGTACTTCACCGATACGGAGAGTGTGCGAGCGCGTGACCTTCGCGAGCTTGAGGCAGGAGTCCTCACCACTGAAGAATACAGAAGAAAATGGATCGACGGAGGAGAAAATGGCTGACATTTCAAAGATTTTTGAAGGCGGCGCGCTGACTTACGAGGAGTTTTCGAAGAAGGCGGGCGAGATGGGCGTGGAGCTCGGTGACGTTGCCGAGGTGCGCCGCGGATACGAGGACAGAATCACAGAGATCCGCTGCATAAATGCGCTCGATCGAGAAATGGAGCGTGCGGGGGTTATCAACTCCGCACTTGTGAAAAAGCTCATCGATCTCGACAAAATTACAGCCGACGACGAGGGCGTGCACGGGATAGATGAGCAGATCGCATCCCTCAGAGAGAGCGATCCGTACCTCTTCGTGCCCGAAAAGAAGACCACGCTCCGCGCTGTTATGACGGGAGCCCGTCACAGCGGCGAGAGTGTGGATCACGACAGAATGAGCGACGCGGACTATTACAAAAGCGTGAAGCTCATATAAATTTTCAAAACAGAAAGGAAAATTAAAATGGCAAAAATTGATATTTCAGTAAAACAGATCGCAAGAGAGGCACTTCCGAGACTTATCGACAACCTCGTGTTCCCGAACCTTATCTACAAAGAAAACATCGAGGGCGGTGCCGCAAAGCAGGGTGACACGGTTTCCGTGCGCTGCCCCATTCGCCTTGAAGCAAATGATTTCGACCAGGCAAGCGGCATCGAAGCGCAGAGCATGCAGAACGACACCATCGACGTTAAGCTCGATCACCTCGCAACGGTTGATATGCAGGTGGGTGCTATCGAGGCGGCGTGCGACTTTGACTCCATTGTGAGAATGTTCATCGAGCCCGCGGCAGCAGCTCTTGCAGAGAAGATCAACGCAGAGGGCCTCGCGCTCTACAAGGACATCCCCTACATCGCAGGTACAGCGGGCACTACACCCGACGGTCTTGAGGATCTAGCGGATGCATCCTGCGCGCTTGATATGCAGAAGGTGCCCGTTGGCGCGAGATGTGCGGTTTGGAATCCCACAGCGGCTTCCAAGCTCAAGCAGGTGCCCTCCATTGTAAACGCTGACAAGTGCGGCACAACCACCGCGCTCCGTACAGGCGCGATCGGCAAGGTGTTCGGACTTGAAAACTACATGTCCCAGGCGATCTGCAACCACAAGACCGGTTACAAGTCCTCACTCACAGTAAAAACCAACGTAGAAAACGCTACCGAGGTTGTATTCTCTGCGGACGAAAGCGGTATCGTGAAGAAGGGTGACATTCTTAAGATCGACGGAGCGACATACACCGTTACAGCGGACACAGACGTTGAGGGTGCGGAAGTCAAGCTCTCCATTTACCCCGCGCTCACAGCAAAGGCCGGAGCTGAGGCAACTGTGATCGGTGACCACACCGCAAACCTCATCTTCCATCCCGATGCGTTCGCGTTTATCACAAGACCGCTCCAGGCACCTGCGGGCGTTGAATCCTACGTTACAACCTACAACGGAATCTCTCTCCGAGTTGTTCGCGGCTACGATATGAAGTACAAGCGTGAGATTCTCTCCATGGACGTTCTCTACGCGTTTAAGACCGTATATCCCGAGCTCGCGCTCAGATACCTCGGCTGAGTAGAGGGAGGACGGCGTGACTGACAAGATCGTAAGTCAGTCGGACATCAGACAGGGGGAGGAGCTGCTCCTCTCCCTGATCTATCCGACGAGGGTTGAGGATATGACAGTCGATCAGGCGGCAGAGTTTTCGATCGCGTGTCACGAGCAGGCGGAGTTTGCCGCAGGAGGGGCGCGCGAGATCCTGCGTGAGAGCGTTGGAGATGTGAGCGTCAGCTACCGTGAGCGCGACATCCGCGCTGTGAATATGCACGGTGAGAGGATATGTCCGAGTGCAGTTGCAAGACTGCAGAGATGTGGGCTACTCTGCCGCTGGATCTGAAGGAGGGCGCTATGTTTGACGGATTTTGCGGAGGCGGTGCGTCCTACCTAAAGCTTATCAGCATTGAGAGGGACGGTGCGAAGTACGACCGATTTGAGCTCTCAGACGTGATCCTGCGAGAAAACTTTGCAGAGAATGAAGAAGGCGTGAAAAAAGGCGGAGCCGTGCTCTACTACATGTCGCGAAAGAGTGGATGTATGACCGTGTACGGTGAAAAGTGCCCATTGCCGCGACCGAAATCGGGGGATCTTGTAATCCTCCACGCGGGTACTGCAGAACAGATCACATATCGCGTGGCTGAGGCCGGCTATTTTGTTGGAGTGGGTGCTATCGAGTACACGAGAATCAGGCTGATCTGATGGACTTGGAGGTAAATTGTGAGAGAAAATGAATTACTGAGACTTTTGTGTGACGCTCTCACCGCTTCCCTCGGTGAAGAGTTCATTCCCGAAACGTGGCGTGACGGATGTGTTTCCGTGTTCCTCATGGGCGGGGGTGGCATCGCGCGCTCGTACGTTAACGGTGGCGCGATAATGGAGCTGCCGCTTGAGATAAAGATGAGATCTGTTATGCGGTGTGAGGTGGACAGGCTTCGTGTGCTTGACAAATTTGCAAAGATTGCAGGTGCGGCGGAGAACGGCATCTCACTCGGCAAGGGAATAGAATATGCAAGACTTTGCGCAAAGGGCTCTCCCGTAAAGACACAGACACACGAAAACGGAAGCGAGGAGTACACGGCTCCGTTTGTTTTGAAATATTATGTTGAGTCGGAGCACTGATAGCCGCGGAAGGAGCATTAATGGAATATATAAAGAGAAACAAAAAACGCCACTTTCTTGATATCAAGGGAAAGTGGGCAGAGGTTGGGCGCGGATTTGCAAAATTTGAGGATAAAAAGAATCCGGAGACCGTGGAACGTCAGTACTTTCACGAGTCCGATACGTGCACAAGAGTAGTGGGATATTCCCCCGTGATCGAGTACGAGCTTGATGCCGTGCGAAATGACGCCGCAGCCGAGGTAATCCGAAGGATTACGGAGAGCGAGCTTATAGGCGAGGCGGCGACGGTGCGAGTGATGAGTGTCGACATGAGCTCCCCCACGTCGAGCGGTGCGTATCCTGCGATATGCAGAGATTACTCCGTTGTCGCAGGCGAGGATGGCGGGGATACTGTGCTTAACTACAAAGGAAAACTTAAGTGCGCCTCTCCAGCGGTGCGCGGTACATACGTTGCGCAGAGTGGGATGTTCGTCGAGGGGGTGAACTGATGGATCACATCTGGCACTGGGGCGGTGGGGAGTATTACTTCGACATCAGCGAAAAGGATTGCCTTCTCAGAATCACTACCGCTCTTGAAAAAATGAAAAGCGCCTCGGATGAACTCGACGATTCTAAGACGGGTGCGGCTGATGTGGCGGCACTGCACTGCGGGATGATCGCGGTGTTTTTCAGAACGGTGCTTGGAGATGCTGCGCACGAAATATGCACGGACAGTGCTGAGGATTGCTCTGCAGCATACGTGGACTTCATCCTCTT